TAGCAATTACTGTTCCTGTAGAGAGCAATCTATAACGCACCAGATTTTGAGCATCATTATAACGCTCATAGAAAAGCAATATAGGTGTGCCAGCAGTTGCTTCACTAAAAATGCTTGGATCGGTTGGCAACTGATTAGTATTGCTTATAGGATATGTTACATATACACGACTTGTATCACTATAACCATCACTTGTTGTAAAATTTTTGTAAACATTCATGTTAACATCTTTAGACAAACCACTATTAACAGTAGTTAAGCGAATGTTATCACGGACACGTGTATTTGTTGTAGCATCATAAACAATCTGTGGATTTGTATTAATAAATGCTACTTGATTTTGACTACCAAATACAAAGTCAAGCTGACGATATTTTACAGTATATTTTATAGTATCCGTTGTAAACAAGAATAACCAACTACTATCATTAGTAGTATATTGTGTACCTAAATTAAATGTACCACTTTGATTTACATTAGTAATAGGTATAATAGTCCAAGGATCGTTTACACCAGCAGTTTTAGTGTAATCATATATAAGTGCAAATTCTGTTTTGTTTAAGATATAGTTGACAATTGTATTAATTGTAGTGTATTGGAAATTAGTTGTAAATGGTGTATAAACTGAACTTATGATAGCACCAGTTGGTATGCTTTCACTTATAGTAACAGCACCAATATTACGACCAGCAACTAACACTGTAGTTGCACCACTACCTGTAATACTTTGAATACTTGCCCATACATAAGTGCGATCACTGCGTAGGCTTGGACTACCTAATACAAGTGTATTTGTAGCATCAAAATAATAACCTGCTGGTGCAGTAAATTTAATCAAACTACCAACTTGTAAGTATTTGCGATACGTTGTTGTGCTATTGCCAATTTGAACTGGCGTGTTTGTGCTATCAGCAGGATTTAAAAAGAAACCTGTGCTACTTGTAGTATCATCTGTGCTACGTTCCCAAGTAGTTGGTTGTAATGTAGCAAAATTTATTGGCGTATAATTTTCAAAATAAAAATGCCGCATTGGGTAATCTTGAACAATCGGCAAGATTTGTGTGTTGATCACATTAATAATATCATTGCGACTATTATATATAAAAGTCAGCAACTGATTGTATTGGTTTTTATAAAGAGCACCATCACGTGCATACAAATCAGTAGAAGTATATTTGCCAGTAGGGTCAGTAATATCTAAACCACGACTTACACCACTAGCATAACGATTAACAGATTTTACTTTAACAATATCACTATAACTTGTATATGGAAAAGTATTATAATCTTCACCATTAACCATACGACCTTGACTGTAATAAGACTGCGGTGCCTTAATTTTAATTTCATTTGTTAAATCACGACGACTACTATTACTTACAGTATACTGTAGACTTGCAGTAATTGTAAGTGTTTCTGGCTTACCAGTGCTACTGATATAAGGAACAGCAACTGTTACATTGTTTAAATCATTCGGTGTAATACGGTAAGTTAAACCGTTGCTTACACGATAGTAAACACGATAGTTACCAATAGGAATATCAGCAAAACTACCATCACCAAACACTAGTGATATTTGGTCATTAATGCGTGTATTAACGCTATAAAGAGTTCTTATACCACGTGCTGTGGAATTATAAATTGCACTGCTACTACTTGTAGCTGGAACCTGTGTCCAGTTATTACCAATAGCACCATTAGTAATTTCATACATCCATATATCACTGTTATTAATATTAGCAACATCTACATCAATAACACGATTAGCAATCTTTTCTGTGATAAGGAAGTCAGTGCTATTCAAACTACCTTGTTTGAAATATAAGAAATATCCAGTGTTTGAAGAAGCATTACCACGACTATCATTTTGGTAAATCATACCAAACTGTCCACGACTACCTGGTTCATATTCACTTATAGTATCAGTGTTAAGAATGTTTGCACTTACAATTTCAAAGTTAGTTGCAACATCATTAATTGTGCTATTAAAAGCAAAGATTGGAAGTATAGTATTTGGTACTGCAATGTTATATTGTTCAGTGCGAATGTTATTAATAGTCTTGCTTGCATATGGCTTACCAATCTTAGTAGATTTAGTAATAGCCGCATTAAGAATTTGTGTGAACTGGCTTACCCAAGCCGCATTGTTTGCATCATTCCAATTAACTGTTACACGACTTAAGTTACTGCCATTAACATCAAAAATGTTTTCAGTAGTATTAACAGATTTAATTTTTAATAATCCATTAGCCGCACGATTACGGTTTGGAACATAATTTAATTGTTTTGCTAGTTTCAGGACGCTATCACGGCGTTCTGCAGTTTCAAGAAAGTTTTCACGTGCATTAAGGTCAGTGCGGAAAGCAACACTTTGTCCCATAAATGCAATCAAATCAAGTAGTGCTACATACTCACTGCTTTCAATAAAGTCGTTGAAATCTTCTGCATAATAAGTCTTGATGTAATCAACCAATACTTTGCGAAGCGTTTCAAAATCATAACTTTGGAAATCAGCATTACTGAATGTTGTATAAACTTTCTTCCAATCTTCTGCTGCAAATATATTGGTTTGACGAGTATTAGTAGCCATATTTTAACCTCATTGTATTTATTTTAAAAATAATATGCTACTATTATAGTACATAAAGTTTGCTGTTGTTCTTGTCAAATAGCAAACTTAAGTCCACAATTTTGTTACCACCACTAAATTGTAAACTAAAACTTAACACTAATCCATGACCATCTGGACTTTCTTGCACTAATGTTTCACTAACAACTGTAAATCGTGGATCAAATGAAATAATTCTATCTAAATCTGCTTTAATTTCATTCTTAAGTGCAGGTGTAAGTGGGTCAAACAGTCTGTTCCATATAATACAACCAAAGTTTGGATTGTGTAGCTTTTCACCTTTACGTATGTTTAAATGATTAAGCAAATCCTGTATGATAAGATCGTTATCGCTTATTACAAATGGACCAAAATCTCTGTTTACGCTGCTGTAGCCTTTATATAATGCCATACTACTATTTAACAGGACTTACCGCCTGCTCCTGTTTGTGAACTTCCTTGTGGCGTCTTTTGTCCACCGTTTGCACCACCAGTGCCAGGTGCTTGTTTTGCACCAGTTATTGGTTGATTACCAATTTTTCCAGTGCTTGGATCAACTTCTGGACGCACAGCATTAAGTGTTCCAATAGATTTCTTATTACCAGTAATACTGTTAGCATCAACAACTTCACCTGTTCTTGGATCATAAGCTAATGTAGGACGATTAGCTTCTGCTGCTTGTGCTTTTACATATTCTTCTGCATTCTTTTCACCTGCATATTCACTGTTGATCGGTAGATTTTGTCTACCGCTGCTTGCTGCGGGTCCATAATCAGGCACTGGCGCATTTTGTCTGCCAGTGCTACCAACATAATCACGATCAAATGTTGTTGCTGCTGAACTGAATTTTTTCAATTCAGTGTTAGTTGGATCGTCATATGCATTATATACTGCACTGCTTGGTGGATGTGATTCATCATATGTATAATAATTTGAGTATGTAGGCTTTTCAACCTGAATAACGTCATTAGTTCGTGGATCATACATTAAGTTATAATCTTTTGTGCTTCTATTAGCAATATCACGATAATCTTCTGGATAAAAATCTGTATTAGGCGTTGGTGCACCATAACCACCTGTTGCTATATCACCAGGATTTGCACCTGCGGGTAGTGTTGGACCAGTTACTGCATATTTTGTTACTACTTCACCTGTTCGTGGATCATATGTTCTGCTTATTGCACTATCAGCAGGATTAGCGATAGTGTCACCATAAGCATCATTTGGATTTAATACGGTTCTTGATGTAGTTGACTTCATGTCACGTGCTTCATCAGCTTCAATAGGTGCAATATATTGTGAATTAGTTGCTGGTGTAGGATTGCCACTTGCTATTGAAGGAACTGTAGCATTAGGATTATAGTTGTCACTGTTTGGTAATCTTACGCCGTTACTGTCATACCCATTAGCTGCAGATTTTGCAACATAGAATTTATCCGCACCTTCATCACCAGTATTTTCATAGATTTTACGAACACCGCATGGACGACCTGCCCATTGATCTTGAACTACAATATAACGACCACGGTCATCGCTGCCTTGACCAAGATATGCAGCAAGATGCGATTTACCACTTACACCGCCTGGTTGATTACTTGGACCATATGCTAATGAACCATCTGCATTTTTGTAATTACCTGTAACAATAATGGTTCCTGGCGGTATAGTATTATTACCTAGCACCGAACCACCATATTGTACATCTTTCATTTGTCCAAAATTAGTTATGTTACTTTGTGCTAATGCAGCGCATTGACCATTGCCATAAGATACGCCAGTATCAACAATGCCTGGTATAGGTGATGTAATAGATTGATTTCCACCACCAAGAGACCAAGTACTGCCATCTGGATAAGCAAACACTGTTCCGCTTGGTGTATTTGGATTGCTTTCCAAATATCTACGTGCAGCTGCTACACTAGATACTTGTATAATCTCACCTTGCTGAGTAGTAGAATTTTGTTTTTGCTGCTGTGCACTATCAAACAAATTACCAATCAATCCACCAATCAATCCACCAGTTATTGCACTTCCAATAGTTTGTAATGGACTACTGCCATTTTGCACAATAGAATTATTTTGTGCTGGATTTACAAAGCCACTAAGTGGATTATAACCATTATTATTCTGCCATGGTTTAGTAAGTGGTTGAATACCCATTAAGAAATCTGTCACAGATATACCAAGACTCATCGCACAACCAGTTACAACTTGATCGTAGCTATAAATCAATCTACCTTGAATATATTGTATTGCATAAGCAATCCAACCAATACGTGTATTTGGATCGTATAGTGCAACATAATCATCCGCAACAATACCAAGATTGTTATGCATATAACGTGTCATATCAATAACTTTTGGATCTACATTGCTCTTAGCATTTAAGAAACCTTGTATAATATCAATGCTACGTGTGCTTACGTTAGTGTTCAGTGCGTCAAACGCTACTGCAAGGGCAGCGATACCGTTTTCTGGTTTTGCATATACAGCAAGGTTATTATTATATCCAACAGCAAATTTATCGCTATCATTATAAGGTAGATTGCCTGGATTGTTCTGTGATTCACCGACACTTAGTTTTGGATCGTTATCACCAGTTACATTATAACTACTGCCGCCAGCAAACGCTATACCAGCGATAGCACCTGCAATTGTGCCAGCTACTGTCCAATCTATACCACTGCCATTATAATTGTCAGGTCTATAACCACCATAGACACTACCTTGACCTTGTAGACTACCTTGTGGACCGCTGTTATAAACAACTGGTTGAACATTATTAGTTTGTGGTCCATAGTTTTGTTGTGCGCCACCACTGCCAAACCCATTTGCTTGACCATATGGATTGTTTGGATTAGTTGCAGCATTATTTTTAGTATTAGCGGTTGGACTACTTGTAAGACTGCTTGCGTTTTTATTACGTGGTTCATTACTTGGCATATTTTCAGGTTTCTTAGCTTCACCTGCTTCTTCAGCTTTTGTAGCACCAGCAGTGTTAATAGTATGACAACTACTGTCTGCATCAATGTGACCATCGCTTTTAATTTGTATACATGCTTCACCTGTAAGATAGGTATTCTTTTTACTGAGTAAGTGTAGGCTTTGTTTACCAGTTATCTTTGTGCTACCGCTTGCCAAAACATTAATATCAGCAGCACCAATGTTTAAACCATTTTCGGCAATGATATCAACAGTCTTGCCTTTCATTTTAAGACTGCCTTGTGTTTCTAATGAGAAACCATCTTTAGCAGTAACATTCATCTGGCTTTGCGAGAATATGCTGATAGCACCTTTGGCATCCATTTCTATCCATGCTGTGCCTTGTGAATTTATAATATAAATGAACTCTTTGGTATCATTCATAAGAATCATATGACCAGCGGCACTGCGTAGACGGAACATTTGGTTATTACCATCGCTGTCGCCATCATCCATTATAAGTGTATGACCACCTT